TCACTACCACCCTGAGCGATGGTCGCGAAATCACCATTCGAGAAATGACTGGCCGTGACTTGATTTTTCTTGAGAAAGACACCAAGTCCGGTGATGTGGAAAAAGGGATGAAGGTGATCGAACGACTCATTGTAGGAGATGAGAAAATCACTTATGACGAGATTCTTGACCTCGGCGTAAAAGACTTTCGAAAACTCAGTGACCTGGTAGCTAAAGCCAACGGCACGGACGAAGAAGACCCAAACTAACTGTTGAGGACCAGGAGGACTTTACTTATTTTCTTCATTTTCCGAATGGTCCTACACTTCACTTTCGTGAGGTGACTCCAAAAGACTTTTACTTGGCTCAAGTTTTGCGACAGTCAGAACGTAGTCAGCTCGAGTTAGTCTCCCGCCTTCTACTCAACCCTGAAGTGTTAGATGCGATGACATCGACACAGTTTAGACAGAGCATGAAGTGGGTTGGTGAAACCCTGTTAGATCAAACAATCCTCACCGTGGAAAACTGGTTAGAGGTTGCTTATCACCTCTGCAAACAACGTTGGGATTCCTCAATCGACTGGCTTGAAACTCAACCAATGAGTAAGATTCAAACCATGATTGAAATCGTCAAGAAGCATGCGGAAGATCAAGAAAAAGAAATGAAGAAAAACGCTCGGAAAAAGAGATGATTCGTTTCAAAGTTACCGGCAACGGTCTCACACCCATGAACCTTAACTGGTGGCGTCCCACCAAGGAAGAGTGGGTGCCTGTTCTTCTTGACGATCACCCCCAGTTCTGGAAACAGCAGGTTGATCCTACTTACAAACGTCCTTGGGCGCGGCTAACGCCAAAATACGCCAATTGGAAAGATCAGCGTTATCCAGGCCAACCGATCCTCAGGGCAACGGGGCTTATGCAGGATCTTGCTCATATCACAGTCCGGGGAAATGTGTTTTCTGTGAAAAGCACTGACTACGGCAAGTACCAACAGTTTGGTACCTCTAAGATGCCTGCCAGACCCTGGATGGGCGTCCCTGACATCTCCCTCAAGCAAATCGTCCCGATTTCTTGGCGCAACATACTCTCTCGCAAACGTTAATCATGTCTCGTCGCACCACTCGCACTGAAAAACCCGCACCTGCGGCCTCTGATCTAAAGGTGACTCCAGAGGAAAGCCGGATCATCAACGAAGAACCCTCGGCACCCGTAAATCTCGAAGTTGAGACTCCTTCGGAAGAACCCGTAGCCGCCCCCGAGGCGACTCCTGCTGAAGTCATTCAGACGGATGTTCGTGAGAAACTCTCCAAAAAGTCTGTTGAAGAAAACGTGTTTGTCCCTACAAATCCCGTAGCTCTTGAAAAAGCAGCCGCCCAAGTTGCACAAGAAAGCGGTTTTGAACTCACCCGTGGCACTTCGATCGGTGCTCGTCTCATCGCTAGATCTCAGAAAAGGGTATAATGACCGTATCGTTCCCATTCCAACCGCAATTTACCTGGAGAAAACTCGGGTATTTGGCCTACACTAGCTCTACGGATTATCGAGAGGTTCTAGAACAGAACCCACAGTGGTCGGTTTGGGAACTGCCCCCCGAGGGTTCTCAACTTCGACTTTCCCAAATCGGAAATTCTTCGGGCACCCCCGGAACTCTCTCTCAAGGGTCTTTCATCACTGGCCTTCCCGTAGGTCAATTTAGTGACGCAATATTCCCCTACTCGACTGCAGAAGAATATAACTCTGCTCTTTATCGATACACTTTGCAGGGAGTCGTAGATCGGGAGTCCCTCAACGGCATCACATTTGACAGCACACAAGCAATCACAGGAATCCAGTAACCGGGTAAAAGTAACCGTTGAATAACCCGAAACCCTGGCCCACGGGCACCACGATGGAATCGCCTTCGCCATCACAGGGAGACGGAACGGAAGGATTCCCCTCATAAAAACATGGCAACTTTTTCTCTCGGGACCAGTGGTGTAACTCCTGGGGCTCCCGGTGTATATATTAACGAGCAGCCTGGTAAGGTTGCTTTTGGAGGTATCGCAGATTTCAGCACAGTATATATGCTGGTTGAAACTGAGGAAGACGTACCCGTAACTCGCTTCCCCTTCAACACTCCGATTGCGATTTCCTCGCTGAATGACTATAAGGAACTGATTCGCGTCGGAACTTCAACAGTCCCGGAAAGCCGCATCCCTCTCCTGAGCTACAACTGCGTCAATGAATTTTTCCAGAACGCAGTAACCGGTGATCTGCGCGTTGTTCGCGTTGGAACCCCCGACCAAATCGTTGAGGTCGAATTCTTTCCTTCTGCCACCAAGATCAACAGCACTTCTCTGCCCTCTTCTTTGCAAGCTGGCAACAAAGTATTCGTGCAGATGATCCTCAACGGTCAAAAACTGGTTGCTGGCGACGGCTCCACCGGCTACACCGCTGACGGCGAGTGGCTGGGTGTCCCCGTAACAATCCCCGTGTCCTACGTTGCCGGCGACGAAGCCAACAACCGTAAGATCTCGGCTGCGATTGCCGCCGCTGTTTCCGAGGCCATCGAGTCCAATCCCGCCATTCGCAGCTCCGTATATGTTCGTCGCACCGGCATGGTGAACGACCTGGATCCTTCCAGCAACTCGGAGAACAGCTACGTTACCCTGTCCTCCACAACCTTCAACGGCAACGTTTCGGTAATCACTGAGGTTCTGCCCGTCGGTAGCAACTTCGTGTTCATGCAGAATGCCTATGATGTTGGTAACATTGTCGGCGGTAGCGTGTCTTTGGAGCGTGTTCCTCAGGACTACACCCAGACCATTTCCACTGCTTTTGACGGTGTTCAAGATCAAGGTTATCTGATCACCCCGACCGCTTACGCTCAGTTTGATGCCGCTGGTCGTGCTCTCGTTGGCGCTGCTGCGGCTGCTCATTGCGAGAATAACAACTTCAAGTGGATGGCTCTGGCCGACCCCGGTCCTTTCCTGGTTACCGACATCAATGAGTATCAGGACTACACTCCTCACCAGCCTGCTGCAGACCTGGTAACCGGACTCAAGTATCTGGTGGATAACGCCATTTACGAGTGGGTTGGTACCGACGTTAGCTACAATAAGCTCGCCTACCAGACCATCGTGTTTGGTGAGTCTGCTCAGACCGCAGTTAACCAGTCCGCCAACATTGTGGCCGGGTCATCCTCATCCACAACTAAAGTTGGTTTGCTTGACAACGCTCAGTACACCATCAACGCTGTTCCGACTGCTATCGACGGTGTATTCCAGCTCGATACCGATCAGTATTGGCCTGTAACCCTCCCTGTACAGCAAGTTACTCTGACTGGTGCTGGCACTGGAAATGACTTCACAACCGTCAATATTCAGGGCAGCCCTGTTGTTAGCAACGTCAATCTCAACGGAACCGAAGTGTTCGTTGTTGCACCCCCGTACAACACCGCGACCGACTCCGAATATTCGCTGAACTACGTGTTTCTGGCGCTTACAGCTCAGGACGCTTCTGCGATCTATAACTTCATCGTTCTGCAAGGTGGTACCGCAGCTTGGCTCGCCACAGCTCCTGCTGCTCCCCCGAACGGTGCTGTGTTCATGGGTGCTCCTGGCCCTGTTGCTTCCGGTGACACCGCTCTGCTGACCTACGCCGATCCTTACTGGGATCTGCCTGTAACTATCAACGGGCAAACTTCCGACCTGATTGAGAACATCTCCGGAGCTCCCGCTGGCGTCAATACCCTCCACCTTCCCGGAACTCTTCAAGATGCCACCCAGACCTACGCCCTGAATTGGGTTTCTCGGACCATCTTTGATCCCTCCGCAGGTCTGATTTCGGCTTATTCCGGGACAGTTGGCGTCACTGTAAATCCGGCCCAGTTTGCAGTTCCTAACCACGGTCTGATCAGCGGTCAGAAGATTTACTTCACCCAGCCGATCACTGTTACCAACGCTGGTGCAACCTCCAACTTCGTAAGCGCCACCACCAAAATGGTGAGCAATGCCTACTATGTTCGGGTTGTAGATGCTAACACTTTTGTGCTTGCTTCTACTCAAGCCAACTACACTAGCGGCGTTTATATGGTGGTGCCCTCTGGCACATTTAGCTCCACTCCCTCGATCTTCTATTCGCAAGTTCTGGGTCGTGGCCTCACCACCATCTCTCCGATCGAACTCATTACTCTTCCGATGATTCGCGGACGCAAGTATGAGTTTGACTCCAACAGCATCTTCAACCAAGCCGCTGACGCCTCTCTTGCTCCGGCTGTTGTTGCCGGCACACCCGGTGCATCGATCTTCCTGAATAACAGCGCTGTGATTCTGGGCGAAGACCAGATCACCCCGTATGGCGAAGACCTGTCTTCCCCTTCCCTCTGCGGTTGGCTGCCTAGCCTCAATCTGGTGGGTCCGACTACTTCCCCTGTGGCTGGCATTTTCAATGCCTACGCCACTCCGACTGTAGATCAGTTCTTCCAGCCTGAAGCTTACTTCGTGCCTGCGATTGACCCGATTGCAGTTGGAACTTACACGACTAACGTTTCCGGTACAATCGGACCTGCAACCACTCTCTCGGTGACTGTGGCTGGTGTTGTCACTCTTCCCGACGCTTCCTATCCCGGAATCTCCATTCCCGGTGGTTCTGGAACCGGACTGGTTGCCACTGTGACTATCAGCGCAGGTGGAACCGTGATGACCGCAACAGTAACCAGCGGTGGTCAAGGTTATACAACTGCTGCACCCAACCTGGGTCTTGCTCTGCCTTCCGGGTTCGGTACCTCTACTGTGGATGTTACTGGCGTGAATCTGGTCG